GTAAGTACATATGGCGACATCACGAAATACCCTTTGCACAACAGTTCACAGATCTAGCACCTCAATTGATGCAAGACTTTTTACGAGTTCATCCTGAAGTACTAGAACAACAAGAACAACAGAGCAAGGGCGATGAAGAAAAGTACTGGCATGACATCAACGGGTGGGTGCCTTTGGGCGTACTCTATCAAAAGCAGTGGGCAGACAAAGAACGCACAATCAAAAAGAACTATCCCACAGCACACAAACTAGTAAAGATGTTTGGCGATGATGTAAACGTAGCAAGTTATAGTTTGCTCAAACCAGGTGCAAAGATTCCACTGCACAACGGAGATGAAGAAAACCGTTACTGCAAATACATAAGATGTCATATACCTTTGATGATACCTGAAGGTGACATGGGTCTTTGGGTAATGGGTCAACGCATAGGTTGGAGAGATGGTGTGTTTGGTTTTGACAACTCAGGTGTACACATTGCATGGTCAAATGCTACTACAAACAGATTGGTTTTTATCATAGACATACACAGATCAGCATTGGGAATTCCACCCAACAAGTACATGCGTAGTCGCTATGACTATTGGGAATACACCAAGTTATGCACCGCCGCAGTGTTTAGATCTGTGGTAAATATGTTTAACAAGGAGATACTCTATGGCACAAAAAGAAGTAGATAAATCAGGTATGATCAAACAAGGCGAATTTACAGGTCAAAAGCCTAGAGTAGATTCTGCAACAATCAATAAACCCGCTGAACGTGAAAACAGTAAAGCATATCAACGGGCGGCTGATGGAAAAATTAAAACTACAACTCAGCAGTTAAAAAAACTAAGATAGGACTCTAGCGTGTATTCCGGACCTAACAGTTTGCAGGGTAAAGTTTTAATATCTCAACCAACTACTAATAGTCCTTTCTTTAATGAAAGCGTTATACTTGTTTGTGAACATCATGCCAAAGGTGCTTGGGGATTAGTAGTCAACAAACCACATCCTAGTTTAGATCTAAAAACAGTTTCACAAGGTATTGATTGCGGAATATATGCCAACGAACATGTGTTTCAAGGTGGTCCAGTAGCACAAGAAGGTCTACATTTTATTCACACACCAGACTGTACTGTTAGTGATACGTTTAGTGTAACTCCAGGTTTGTGTGTTACCAGCAGTGAAGCAATGCTACGTGAAATAGGTGAGAACCGTGGTCCATCCAATTGGAGATTGTGTGTTGGTGTTAGCACTTGGCAAGCAGGACAACTGGAAGGTGAAATGGGTGGAGAACCTCCATGGACGCCTCAACACAAATGGTTGTATACAACTTGTCCAATCAATCTATTAGAAATTCCTATACAGACTCTGTGGCAAAGTGCTACATCAGAAAGTATCAGTGAGAGTGTAAAAAACTTATTTTAATCAGAGTCAACGTTTAGATTCTTAAGCATGTCACGTAGTTTACTGCTTTGTGCTTTACCGCTTATCTTACCTATTGTATCGCCATCTCCTGGCTCACGTAGTGCAGTTTCTTCGCCTGCATCATGACTTGATTCTGTTACAGTTGATTGTTTCTTTATACCGCTTACAATTGAACTGCCTGTGCTTTGATATGATTGTTGTTCATCTTCTGCAAGATCTCTAATACGCAAACTGTCTACATCAAATTCTAAATCTACTTTTTGTCCTACACCACTAGATGATCTAGTTTTCATAAACTGTATTTGATATCTTCCACGTTCTTTCATTGCTCTACTTGTAAAGATACCAATCACGTTATCAGCAGTTTGAATCTTACTCAACCCTCCACTGATGTGCGAGTGATCAAATTCTATTTCTTCTACTGCCGCTCTGTTTAACTGCGATGCTGTTACAAACACACACTGCATTTCCATAGCCAAGTTACGTAGTTCTTCACTTACATATTTGTCTTTAACAAACAAATCACTTGGCGATACTTTAATGCTCAACGGCATCAGCAAATCTAAGTAGTCAATCAATAATACATCTGGCTTACACTTGTTTTTAATTGACCATTCTTTAACATAACTTCTTATATCATTTGCATTCTTACCACTTGGCATATACTTAATTTGTATGCGTCCGCTTTTCTTGCCCATCATCTTGACTTTCATTTCTATGTCATCAAGATTCTTAAACACATCTCTAGTAGCAACTCCTGTAAGCATACTATCAATACGCATTGCTGTTAGTGCTTCTGAAAGTTCTAAACTAATATACAACACGTTCATACCTTCTAGTGCAAAGTTTACAGCCATATTCTGTAAGAACAAACTCTTACCTGCACCTGATCCACCTGCCCATATATTAAGTTCACCTCTGTTGAATCCACCAAACAGTTTTCTATCAATGCTTGGCCAACCTGTGCTTACTTGTCCGTTGTTGTCCTTTAGTCCTTCTAGTCTTGCTCTAGGATCAGCAAAGTAATCTGTACCCATATCTTTTGCAAGACCAATTTGTATTGCTTCTTTTACTAGTCCTTCAACTGGACCATACTCACCTTTTTCAAGTAAGTCAGCACTCTTAAGAATTGCACGTTCTAGTGCTTTGTGTCTACTAAACTGTTCAAATGTATCCAACAACCAATCTGTGTGTTCTTGTCCTATACTACTTGCATCTTTTAATTTTGTACCACAACTAGTATTAACAATATCAAGTTCAGGCATAACTTTATATTCATCAACATACTTGCTGATAAATTCTGCACCATCACGTAGTTGCTGATCAAAGTTTTCGCTTTCAAAAATTCCTTGACATCTAACAAATGCTTCTGCATCCGAAAGAAACATTTCTAAAAACAACTTCTGTATATCTTGATTAAAATCTTGCATAGTTATATTATACTACCTTTTTGTTTATTCTGCAAAGTAAGTTTTCGCCAATAGTTGAATCTTCAAGCCTGTTACTTTAGATGATACTATTTTTTGCATTGTGTATATCTTACCGTATCGTTCAACTGCTTCTGCGACATCTTTAATATCGTTGTCGGGCCATTCAGGAAACGAAACGCTCCATCCATATTTAACTGCATCGGTTACCAATTGTTCTCCACTTTGATCCTTGTCAGGAACAACTATAACTTCACGTTGTAGACTGTTAATAAGCATACTCTGTTGATCATTTACTTCATTACGTAATACTGCTACACCGCCTACACTAATAGCGTCAAACGGTCCTTCTACTACAATTACAAACTGTCTATCAAAGCCTTGACCATCTAAGTTAAACACATAGCCTGGTTGACTGTCTGTGATGTATTTAGGTGAGCCGTTGCCTAGTTTACGAGCAGTGTATCCGACTATGTCCCCTTGATAATAAAATGGAACTATCAGCCTTGACTTGTATGATCCTTCACAGGTCCACATAAAGTCGTAGTCCTCAATATCAAGGCCACGATCGTTAACTATATACTCAACGGCTCGAATGAACTCTGGATCTAATCCACTTGGTTCGAGTGCTTTCCAATCATGCCACTCCATTATAGGTTTAGCACCAACTGGCAGTTCTTTCTTTTCAAAAACAGGCAACTGTATAGTAGGTGTTCCACCGTCTATGACGTGCTCCTCTTTTATACGTAGTGCCTCCAAAGCAATTTTGGTTATCTCTGAATTTGGCATTCCAAACCATCCAAGTAGTTTCTTCATCTTGTAGGATAAGTTTCTACCCGGAATGAATGATGCTGTATAGCCACAGTTAAAACAATGATAACTCACTGTACCGTCTCCATTAAACATTATTCCACCACGCTTACGTTTGTCTGTGCTTTCGCCGTTATGAACACAGCATGGAGCATCAAAAGAAATCCACCCACTAGGGGTTTGCTTTCTTTTTGCAGGCAAGGTAGTCGTAATGCTAGATTGTATCGAATTCATATTACTAGTTTAACTTCTAACTAGTACTTTGTCAAGTGTTCCGGTGTTCGAATTGTCAGGTAAATGCTTTATTTTGAAGTAATTATATACTCCTGTAACATTAGCATAGCCTATTGTGTCTTGGTTTGTTAAACTAATAGTATTCAAGTCTACCCAACTAGTATCAGCAGTAACTTGGCTGTCTAACGTTCCTTGTATTGTAAGATCGCCAGTATATGCATTACTATAGTGTGTAAACGTATGTGTAGCATTGTTGCGTTTGTACTCTGCTTGTGCATCTACAATACTACTAAAGTATTCTGTAATCTGTCCGCCATATGTATAAAAATGTGATGTAGTAGGACGAGTAAACTCTGTGTTTGGTAATTCAACACTGTTTGTAAATGCAGGATATACATGGTCAACGATTTCTAAAGTACCAGCAACGCCGTAGTGTGTGTTTGCATAAGTTGCATGATTACCTGAACCGCCAATAGTTCTAGTAACACTAAACTTATAAAACTTGCTTACTAAAGACGCCGTATCGCTCTCTGTAAGCGTGATTGTAGCAACACCTTTTGTAGATGTTGTACTGCCGTCATCAAGTGTTGTACATGCTTTTTGTAGGTGTACAGCACCGGTTTCTTTGTTCACTAAATTAAACGTTAGTGTTTCGCCATTGATGTCTAACGGCTTTTGGTCTTGGTTTTTAACGGTAAATTTAATGGTGTTCGTAACACCCTTAACTACCTGAATATCTTTCTGGTACATTGGCGTATATCCTTGTTTTACGGTCCCGTCCAAATCACTGAACAAGGTAAATCCGGTTTCATAAATATATATGGGTAACTTATGCATATTGAGTTCATCCTATAATACTATTTATTGGAAAGACATGACAACAGTACAAGAAGATTTACAAGAAAAGTTTCCGTTTTTAAGTTGTTTAAAACACGGTGATAATGAATACGTTGGTATAATCATTAACCAAGATTCGAGTGTTACAAGTATATATGATTATTCTACATGTAACAACGATGCACAAAAACTACGTCTACTAGAATGTGGCGATAGTTGGTGGTGGGAGTCTAATAGAAAAATACCAATCAACATCTTTATGAAACAAGATATGGCGCCGTTCAGAAGTCTTATTAAGACGTTTGCGACAAAAGATGTAGAATTATTATTTGGGCCTATGGTTAGATTAAATGATATAACTGAAAAGAGAATTAAAAGAAAGAGTATTCAGTTAATAAGAAAAATTAAATAGAATTTGTATTTTTATACTTTAACCAAGAAAAATAATCCACAACTAGAAACTGCAACAATATACCTAAAGGTGCTAACGTTCCTCCGAACAGTACCCACGGAAGAAAAAACATCCACAACAAAAGCCTAAACAGATACTTCATAACAAGTTCATTAGGTACAGCCCATGTCAACCATGGACCTGGATCTTTAATATTTTTTGGTCTATAATCTTCAAACTCGTAATGCATTAGGAAAACCTTTCTCTTACACTAGCACAGTCTACACAAAGTTCTACACCAGGTACTAGTTGTTGTCTTGCTTTAGGTATTTCGTTACCGCACTCAATACATTCTTCTAAACTTGGTTTTAATTTTTGTTTGGCTAATTTCTCTCTATGCTCTCTTATTACTGCTTCGTTCTCTAGTAATGCACTTACTTGTGCAATCTCTTGTTCTTCGTGTGTATCATTATTAAAAACAAACTGTTCTTCATTATTCATATATTTCTTCACAGATTAAATTCATATGTACCACAATCGCATGTGCGTAAGCAACTGCGTGTGCCTTCTTAAAGTAGTATTCATCCCCTGTCGGTTTTGTCCACACTTCGTTCATTATTGTTTGCCAGTCCTTGTTTGCTAGATGTCTCTTGGCTGGTCTTATTATTGCTAGTGTTGCCGCTAATTGTTCTACCGAGTTGGGTTTCAATACTTTCAATAGTTCGTTGTGCCCGTTTAGATGAAAGACTCTTTCGCTGAAGTCTTCGTGTTCCAAAAGTTCCCATAATGGTTCCTTCTCCATTAGTTTAAGTAAACGTTCTTCGTTCTTAACATGCTCGTATATATGAACATTAAGCATATCAACTTTAAAGTAACCTCGTTCATCTGCAACTTTATGATCTAAAGTACAGCGTTCAGTAAACGGATCTATAGGAGCATTGTGAAAATACACTCCTGTGTTGTGTTTCTTTAATTGATCTTTTTCGTTACGTGATGCTTTAATATGCTTAAACTTTGTTAGCACATTGTCACGATTAAAAAAGTCTAAATCAATATCAGGCATTTTTCTTTTGCTTTGCTTCGTACTCGTCTTTTAGTTTTTGTAAGTGTGGAGGCAAATCCCAGCCAAATACTGCCGCTAGTTGTCCGCCGCTGTTTTCCCAGTCTGAACTTTTAATACCTTTTTTCATACCAAATCCTAATCCGCCTTTTGTTTTAGTGTGTATCTCTGGATCATATTGTGAATGATCCGAATACTTGTTACTCTGTTTTTTCATAAGCCTGTCTGTCATTTGCGATATCTCTTGCTAGTGCTTGGATATCCTGAATAAGTTCATCTATTTGATGTTCTTGTTCATTGGTTCTATTCCTTTTTGGAATATCATATTTAAGTCTACGTAAGTTCATAGATTTACTATACATTACGTTTACTTTATCACATAGTTGACTGATCTTGTGTAGCATCAGTAACCTCCTCTTCCTCTATAACATCTACATTATATACTGGAAATCCACTTCTGTCAAATGTTCTTTTGTCATCTGTAACATAAATGTGTGATTTAAAATTGCCATCTTTGCCTTCAACTACTATACTCTTTTGTGTGATTGATCCTTTGTATTCTGTACCGTCTTTTTGGATCAAACGTAGTCTTAGATGTCCTCCTCCATATATGCGATCAATTGGTTCTCCGTTACGCACATTACTTACTATACGCCATTCGCCGTTTTGTTCTTCAGTCAATTTGAGCCTCCTTAATAATTTCTTTAGTTAGTTCTACATCAACAGGTTTTGCTTTAAACTGTCTTGTCCAAAAAGGAACATCTAATGCTGGCTCAACTATTGCTAGTTGTTCGTCATTAAAGTTTTGCAACATTGTTTGTCCTGTTTTTGAATTCAATAAGATCCAAGGACTAATTAGTCCGTTTCTAATATCACTTACAGCACGATTAATACCGCAATATCTAAAGTAATCATTATACTGTGCATCTTGTTTATCTGCCCATTCCATCATTGTTTTTACACTGCGTTCAAGTGCAGATTCAGTTGGCTCTATCTTAATCATTTCAAACAAGTACTTGTCATACAGTTCGTCACGACACCAATGATCTAATTTTACATTTGATTTAATAACAAAGTCAATAAACTTTTCTGGATACAACGGATTAATGTTTGTGGTAAAACTACCAAACTTTACAAATGCATTATAGTAACTGCTTTTGCAAAACTCTGCATATGTTTTCTCTTTGCTTCGTTGTACCATTACATAAAACTTATTAAATGCTAAGAATCCTACTTGTACACGCTTCTCGTCTTTTTGTAAGTATCGACGTTTAGGCTCACACATATGCGCCATCAGAGTTTTTTCTTTTTGAAAACTCTTACCACAGTGTACACATTTAAATTCTTTATTTTGCATTTGGATCATGGTCTTTAATGTATTGGCTTTGTTCCTTCTTTGACATAATACTTGATAATAGTTCTGCATCATCTAACTTCATATTTGGATTTTTATCTAACAACGTTTGTGTAAATTTGTTCTTTGCTTGTTTCTTAGGAGCCGCTTGGTATGTATGAAAGAAGTTTTCATATGCTCCGCACATTGCCATTAGTTTCCATAACAAGCCTTTATGATTCTTACTCAATGACCAATGATGTTTATTAACAAATTCGTTACACATTTCTAAATAATGTTCTTGAAAAAATCTATCACCTTTAACACTACTTACATAACGCATAGCAATAAATGGAGCAAACAACTTTTTATCGTCATCGCTGAGTCTATTATACCATTCTTTGTCACGACGGTCAACTGCACCTAGCATTGCTTTTAAATCTAAAAACTTTTTCTTCTGTGCCATTAATCTTCCTCTATGCTTATGTTGTATACTAGTTTAACTTCTTTTAATAAATTTTGCAAGGTTTTATTTCCTTCTTCAGCCATTGATTGTATCAATTCAAAGTCGTGCCATTGTATATACCAATCAGGATATTTTGGTTCTTCTATACAAATACGCTCACCTGAATCTGTATCTCGTTCGTACACAGTTTTTCCTCCGTCCGGTGATTCGTATATCTTTACCATTTAATCCTTTAATAATCTTTTCTTCATATCCCTATAAGCATTTACAAATTTACTTTTTATATTAAGTTCATTCATTCTATAAACTTCTTTTAGTTCATCTGTATTTTCGCTTACGTTAAGTTTCCAGTCATCTCTTTTAACCGGCATGTACATACACAACGGTGTTCCTCTTTCTAGTGTGTATCTACCATAACCTTTCATAGCCATTTGCTGATTCATTGCATGATGTATATCACTGTATATTGCACCCGGTAATACATCAAATGGTTGATCGTAGTGATAAAACATTGGTAGTTGAAGTACATTATATCCAGGCGGTGTCTTTACTTTCCATGGACAAACTGCCTTTAATATAAACTTATAGTCTGTGTTTGCATGTTCTAAAAACTGATTTTTATGATGTCCTTCGAATATAAATTCTGGATTACTTGCTTTATATCTAAAGCCTTGTTCCTGTATTTCAACTTCTAAGTCACACCATAAAGGTACAACAAATGCATTAGCAAACATGTCAACTATAGCAGGGCATCTTTTAAATGTTCCTTGGTCTTCTACACGAGGATCACCAACTCCACTAAACTGAGGCATGCTTTTAAACCAACTAGGTAGATATTCGTTAGCACGTTTAATAGGTACTATCTTTTCTACTCCGTCAACTACACTCCAAAAAGTGATTTCAGTATCATTGTTGGTTTTAAAATTTAACATTACTTAATTTGTGTACCTACTGTTCGTCTTACAATGTCATCGTGATTAAACTCTGCCCAATACAATTCAAATGCAACACCATCTTCTAAGCCTTCAAACTGATGTATCTTACCTGGCTTCACTTGTGTAAATTGTCCTGCTTCAAGAATAGTTTCATCAACTAGTCCTTCTTGATCAGCATCTTGCCATACACGCACAATCATTTTTCCTGACTCTACATAGAAGCCATTCCACTTGTAACGATGCTCATGTTCTGAACATTTGAATCCTGCTTTGTATTCAATACGGTGAAACTCTAGTACACCGTTTGCGTGAATCAATTCTGTTTGACCCCAAATTTTTCCTGCTTTCATAGTCATATAGTCCTTTCTCCTTATTACCAGACTAAACTAAAATCAATTAGTTCGCTTTGTCTACTTACTTCCTTTACAAAAAAAGCACAATTTGGATCTTTCTTTTTCTGTATTGGTGTTGTTAATAACTGTCCATTTTTAAGTTTTGGAAAATAAAACTTTACATCTTGATAAACGTTTATTACGTCTACGGGTAAAAAGTTTGGACGGTTACTTGTTAGTGGGTTAAAACAAAATGCTTCAAACCCTCTATCATTTAAACTTGTTAACGGCAGTACTTCTAGATCTCCCACTTCTGAGTTACCTACTACCATACTCCATTCTAATGGCATCTGTACTTGATGTTCTCCTACCTGCAACACTACAGCCGGTGAACTAAAACTTTCTAAATAAATTAAAGGTACAAAAAAGTAATCTGGATCTTTAGGATCTGAATTATCTAATACACTATACCTAATGTCTTTGTCTATTTCTTTAGGCAAAGTATTTAGATCAAAGTATTCGTTATCTAATGTTAATATTTGCATTTGTTCTCCTAGTCAATGGCTATCTTTTCGATTGTGAAAGGATAGTTTGCTTCTTTATAATATTTTTTTCTTTGTGTTAGGTGTCGCTTCGCAAATTTACATCTGCTTGTTATATCCCAAATTTGGACGAAATCTTTGTCTTCTGCCTTTCTAACGCCTCTGCCAATAGACTGAATGACGCGAACAAAAGACTTACCAGGCTCAATAAGAACCAAGTTAAAAATGCGAGGGATATTAATACCAACCGCGGCAACTCCATAAGTAGCAATAATGATCTTATTAGTACTATCTTTAATAGAATCATAGTGTTCCTTTCTTTCGGTTCCTTTAGTTTCTCCAGAAACAAACACGGAACCTTCTAGTCGTTCTTCAAGCATTTTACCTGCTGATATACGATCAACTAAAATTAATGTATTGCCGGAGTCTTTTACTTTGTTTAATAGTTTTGCCATCCAATCAATTCGATGTTCACTAGTAACCAAATATTTTAATTCTTCTTGATAGTTTCCAAATGCTTGTGTATCATCTGTTTGTACAATGTTTACATGACACTGTGCTAACACACCTTTTTGTTGTAAGTCGTGTGCTGATATATGATTAATAACTTCGCCTAGACTTGCTCTAATACCTTGAAACTCAAACTGTTCTTTTGGTACTGTTCCAGTTAAGCCCCAACGTATAGGAACATGTGCAAAGTTTTGCGTAAGCAAATTCTTAAGAACTTCTGCTTTTGCTTGATGTACTTCGTCAACTATAACACATCTTACGTCTTGTAAAAATTCTGTTAGTGTAAGTTTTGCTTCATGGTTCTTTGACTTCTTATCCAATACATTAAGACTTTGCCATGTAATAATAGTGTGCTTATGACCTAGTTCTTTTCTATCACCAAAGTATACACCTACATCTAACCCACAGTTAATATAGTCTTCTTCTGTTTGTGTAACAAGTGATTTGTTAGGAACAATAATAATACTGTTACCGTATGGCTCACATATGTTACTTAATGTTGCAGTAATAATAGTTTTACCTGCACCAGTAGCAACTTCTTGTAATGCTTGTGGATTGCTAATAAAGTTATTAATAACTTCTACTTGATAGTCACGTAGTACAATTGGTTGTCCTTCTGCTACATGTCCTACAGGCCATACTGCACCTTGGTCTTTCCAATAGTTTTCTGTAATATTTGTAAAGTTTAATTGTGTAGGATCTCTTTGATCTTCAACTTCAACATACCAACCTTTTTGTTCTAGTAACGGTAATGCATCTTCGAGCATACTAACATACGTAGTTCCACCTAGTCCAAAGAAACTAACTTTGCCATCCCAACGTCCTAACTTATATGCTGGCAGATAACGAGCATACGGAATGTCATACTTAAACTTGTTAGTCAATGTTTTACGCATTTCTAAATCAAGTCCTTCAAACTTAACGTTTACTTCGTCTTTAATTATTAATTTACATGTCGGCACAGTTGTCTACTCCACTTGGTTTGGAACTAGTATAATATATAACATTAGGTCTACTTTCTAACCAAGCCTGTGTTTTATAATGGCTAGGTTGTGTAGGAAGCAAACTAAAAACTAATTGCGGATCAATATCATTACTTAACAACGGCTTAGGAATTTTTTCGTTAATAATAAAAATTTTCTTACTAGGAGCAAAAGAGTTTACACCTTTGTTCTTAATAAATTTATTACCTTCAAAATAATCCTTGTTTTTAGTAAACCTAAACATAACACAGATGTCATCACCTGTATAACCATTATCAAATAAGTTGTCTACAACAGTTTGTAACTGTTCTATACTATTACTACTACACATAATTATACACTGATCTACAGTATTAAGCAATGAAAATATGTCCAAATAGGATATTAAGTTTGAATTAATAAACCATTTTTGACTGTCTCCTAATAGCATTTTATCCAAAGGTTTTTTTGGTTTCATACTTTCAACAACACTATCATCAAACACATTACACCCTAGTAACTTCGACTGCATTACTGCACGTCTTGGGTCGCTTATTTCAATTACATTATTGTTATAAACATATCCATTTGTTTCTTTAGTTAACATAGGATAATGATCTAAAGCATTCTTTTTAAGTTCAATAATACTTTCATAATCATCTTTTATTTTTTGATCTATATTAAAGTTCATTCCTTTAATTAGATTAACCATAAATTCAACGTTAGGCTCATTATAATCAAATGCCCATTCTTTAGATTCTGCTTGATATATTCCTTTATAGTAACTAGGCGTTTTTCTTTTTTTGACTTTGTTTACAATGTCAGCAATGAACGGACTTTTTAGTACAATATTTTCTCCGTCAATATATAAACTTTTAGTTCTATCAATAGTTCTAAAAGGCCATTTAAATGTTTGCTTATCGAGGATTGTTTCTGGGTCAAACCCAGTACGTGCTAATAGCGAACTATATTTTTTAACAATACGCAAGCCAATGTAACTTTGTTTTTGTGTAAATGCACTACCCGTACCTAGTTGTTTACCTAAACTTTTTACAATAGCATAGTCATATTGATCAATAGATACTTCATCACCAAAAATGTAATTACCTTCTCCAGAAAGATACATGATACATTCTTCGATATTCTGATCGGTGGCTGGTATAGATTCACCCATATTCATTCTAATCCTCAAGTTATGTAAGTATTATAACACGATTATGTGTTTTGAGCAAGAACTAATTTCTCTAATCTAGGAAGTAATCTTACCAATGGCAAGCCATCTGCTATTTCGTCTATAAAATATTCAGTATATAATAAGTTATTAAACCAAACTGAACGATCAGGCTGGTATAGACTTTCGATCCTACTGTAGTCTTTATTTGATACATCATATGCTAAACTTTCTTTTCCTACAAATACAGGAACACCTGCTACAACTGCTTGAAGTCCAGGATTGCTACTATGACTAATAACACAGTGGGCACCTTCTAAAGCCGCATCGAAATCAAATTCGTCATACGTTTGTTGGTATCGTTTTGGATATTGTAAATCTATATTTTTGTAATTAAAGTTAAGTTGTCGAATAGTACTAGGATCAATTGGACTACGAGGGTGTGGTCTTATTTTTATATCTCTACTAGAATGTTTTCTTATTTGTTTGATCTGTTCTTCTAGCCATTGGTCAACTGGAGGCATAGATCGCCACTGATGACTTTTGTTGTGTTGTGTACATATTAATATGTATTTGTTATTTGCTGTTTCTCTCCATGGTTGTAAGTCTAAGTCAAACTTCTTTTGTCTAAACTTACTAGCATTTCTCAACCAGTTGTTAACACTGCTTTTAGACCCTTCGCCGAAGTATGCTTCTCTATTAATACCGTCAATAGCAACTTTCCAACTTTGATTACGTAATAGTCCGCCAACTTCTAATACAATTATAGGTTTGTTATTTGCCTTACAATGATCCCATACTTCTTTGTTTCTAGCCATACGACCATTCCACAACACTGACCATATAACAGCAACATTGCACATATTGATATTCTTAGTCCACGGAACTCCTGCTTTGTCAAGACTAGATTGAAAGGCCCCAAACACAGGTACTGAATTCATTGCACCAAACTCATTAAACATTCCGAAGATCATTTGTCACTTATCCTATTAAACTAAATATACGCATATAATGTTATTATGGAGTTTATATATGTCACGCAAATTTGCTGTATTAACAACCTTTAATCAAAAAGGTTTACAACTGTATGGTCAACGAATGATCAATAGTTTTGATGATCGAATGCCTATTGATATTGATTTATACATTTATGCAGAAAGATGCTTACCAATAAATCGTAAAACAAAAAGAATTATTAATATATTAGATCACGAAAAAACTTTACCTGAAATGGTTGCTTTTAAAAAGAAATATATTGGAGATCCTAGAGCAACAGGGCAAGGTCCTGATGGTAAAAGACTAGACGCTAAAAAAGCATTTAAGTGGGACGCTATTAAGTTTTGTAATAAAGTTTATGCAGTATGTGATGCCGCAAGACGAGCAAAGGAAGACGGTGTAGATGTTTTATTATGGATGGATGCAGACAGTTATGTACACACTCCGATGCCTTTAAA